ATGCAGGCATACATTGAGTTCTCTGATCAACTGCCGACGTGGGAAGCAACCATCGCTAACCCTAAGACTACGAGCATACCGACAAGTGCAGGCGCATGTGCCATCGTTGTATTCGGTGCTATCGCACGTATGACCAAGGAGACGATCACGCCATTCATGCAGTACCTAGAACGTTTCGATGCAGAGTGGCAAGCCGTGTTTGCGATCAACATTGCCAAGACACCAAGCAAGCAAGCGATTGCGTTTTCGTGCAAAGAGTTCAGCGCATGGGTAGCGAAGAATCAGGACTTGTTATGAACGAGAGGTATGCAGTGCGATTGCTAACCGAGCCCGCTTGGGAAACTGGGACGAGATTGGGAGTGCGTGTAGTTGCGTATGAGATAGTAGACACAACAAAATCTATACACCATGCGTACGACCAAGTGATCTACACAACCAAAGATGAACAAGAGGCTTGGCGATATGCAGATATGCTTAACAAACAACACAACATTGAGAGAGGAACATAACAAATGTTAGAAGAACGCAAAGTGCAGAAGGCCAAGATCAGCCTGATGCGTAACCCCAAGTTTGCTCTACTGAGCGGTATCCTCATGGTAGGACGTACGTATGTGGATGACCACACACCGACAGCGAGAACTAACGGACGAGACGAGTGGTATGGGCGCAAGTTCATCAACGAGTTGAGCGAGAAGGAACTGGCTTTTGTCATAGCGCATGAAGCGTCACACAAAATGTATCGGCATTTATCAACGTATCGCAAGTTGCATGAGGAAAATCAATCCCTTGCTAATCAGGCTTGTGACTACGTTATTAACTTGATGCTACATGATACCGACCCCGAGCAAGCAGTAATTAGCATGCCCCGATACAAGAAAGGTGATAACAAAGGTGAGCCTATGGGTCTCATCGACGAGCAGTATCGTGGTATGAATTCCAAGCAAGTATTCGACCTACTAAAGCAGAACGATGATGGTTCGGGCGGGGGTGGGTTCGATGTGCATGACTGGGAAGAAGCGCTCAAGGGCATGACCGATGCGGAGAAGCGTGAGCTAGCTAGGGATATTGACCAAGCCATAAGGCAAGGACTCATGGCACAACACAAAGTTGCAGGTAAAGGCAAAAGCGGTGGAGACAGAGAGCTTGATGAGTTACTTGCACCCAAGGTGGACTGGCGAGAGGTTCTGCGTGAGTTCGTCAAATCCACGTGCAATGCGAAGGACACATCGTCTTGGCGCAAGGTCAACCGACGCTATCTATCGACTGGTATGTACATGCCTAGCATGATCGGTGAGAAAGTTGGTCATCTCGTGATAGCCATTGATACGTCGGGTTCGGTGGGGCAACAAGAGTTATCCGAGTTCCTGAGCGAAGTCAAAGGTGTATGCGAGGAAGTCAATCCTGAGAAGGTTGATTTAATTTACTGGGGTTCAGATGTTGCAGGTCACGAAGAATACGAAGGGACTGCGGTGGCGAACTTAGTCAACTCCACTAAACCACAAGACGGAGGAGGGACTTCACCATCGTGTGTGTCTGAGTATTTGAAAGACAAAGACATCAAACCAGATTGCATCATTGTGCTTACTGACGGATACGTAGGTAGCGACTGGGGTAGCAACTGGACTGCGCCGATTCTGTGGACTATCGTAGGAGGTAATGATGTCATTGCAGAACATGGCAAAACGATTCATATCAGAGACTAATGTAAAACTAGCACTAATGAGGAGAGATGAAATGATGATTGTAACTATTGGATACCAAGACTATGCGTTGCCGACCAAGGATGCCATAACTCTGCTAGAGCTACTGAGCAAGGCAGAGAGGTACGAGGACAGGTACGTATCGAAAGAGGACAAGAAGAACACAACAGGCGAAGCGTATCACACATACCACGTGTATGAGAATGACACGATGTTCAATGCCAAGGTTATCCCTAACGAGAAATACCGAATGGCTAAGTTGGCAGGTAAGCCTGAGCGTCCATAACAAATGTTATTAACAGGAGAAACAAAATGAGTATTAGTTCATCAGCAGTATTAGTGGAATTGAATATCAGCGTATGGCCTGCGAGTAAGGTTGATCGAGAGACGACCAACGCAGTGAATGCTAACGCATCAGCAGTGTGGGATGCCAGCCAGACCAAGAAAAATCTTTTTGCGGGTACGAGCATGCGTAAGGATATCGACAAGTTCGCCGCCCGAGTGCGTCTGTATCACAACCAACACACATTGCCTTGGGCAGACAAGGGTCAACGACTTCTACCTACTAAGCTATTCTTAGAGTACAAGCAGACGATGGATGCGCACGAGCATACGTTCAACATGATGTGCAATAACTTCTATGTGATGTATCCCTCTCTCATCAACGATGCACGTACGTCGCTAGGCACATTGTTCAAGATGGACGACTATCCTGATATCGAAGAAGTCAAGGGGAAATTTGGTTTCCGTCGTTCGGTTGACCCAATCCCTGAGAGCGGTGACTTCCGTCTAGATGTGAGCATCAGTGATCTTGAGGATATCAAGTCGCAGTACGAGTCTAAATTCAACGAGCGTCTAGCAGATGCTATGAAGGCTCCGTGGGAACGTCTGCATACTACGCTAACTGCAATGTCTGAGAAGCTCACCGACAAAGACGGCGATGAGAAGAAGCGGTATCACGACAGTCTACTAACGAATGCGCAAGACTTGTGCGGGTTGCTGACCAAGCTCAATGTGACCAACGATCCGAAGTTGGAGGAGGCCCGCCAAGAGTTAGAGCGTTCTATCCTAGGTGTAAGCATCGAGTCAATCAAGGACAGTGGCTACGAGCGTGAGGTATTGAAGAATAAAGTCGATGCCATCATTGGCAAGTTTAACTGGTAGGGGTATGTATGAGAGCGTGGGCTAAATATCCGAACACCGCTGAGACGGATGTTCTTGAGCGGGTTCCACATATTGTGGAAGACGTAGACGGCAATCAGGTTGAGGTCATGGCGATTGACCCAATCAATGCAATTGTGTTAGTAACTGAAATAATAATGGAGAATTTTAAATGATCAATCCCTTACAACTATCAAACGTAAGCATCAAAGGTAAGACGAGCACCGATGGATACAGTATACGTGCGCCACTGCATGATGTTGTGCTAGCACTTGCTACCAAGAATCCAACATGGCAGTTCGTCGGTAGTGTTAGATGGGACGAAACCGTGAGTGCGTTCAATGTCTTTTGCGAGGATCAAGAGATCGGTGAATTACAAAGCGACTATTCGGGTAGGTCTGGTGGTCACTGCGTACGCATAGACTCAGACAAGATGCAAAAGATCAGAACGAGCGATGTCAAGAAGGCCGTGAGAGAAGCACAACGTGGGTTTGTCTTAAAGAATGAATCAATGCTCATCGAAGATAGCATGCGAGATATACAAGATGTTATGCGTCACCAACGTAGTCGCAAACATGATAAGGCACGAGATAGACTAACGAAGCTAGCTCAGCCTATGCAAGCGTACACCATGCTACACAATCGAGAAGCCTTTGTTAACTTCCTATCCTCAACCGACCCTAGAATGGTTGAGTTATTAAATGAGTACGACACGGTCAAGTCCGAGATACAAGCGATGGAGGTCATAGAGAACAACCCTGTTGCCTATATCAGAGTACATAAGAACAAATATATTGTTAAGACTATTGACAATGTACAATCTTATGATGATAATACACTCCCCGAAGAATACAGGGGCAAGCTCGGTATGCTCAAGCTAGTGGAAGACGAGCAATGTATCAGTGGTGTGGGATGCCGAGCCAATGCCAATACGTTCTTGATCACATTGGTATAACAAATGTTAGGAGAGGTTTATGAATGTAGAAATGTTAAAACGTGCAAGGAAACTGTGGGCGGTGGAATACATGTCCCACTACGAGAACAGAACGAACATGCGCAAGTGGGTCAAGGCAGTGCGTGTGGTCAGAGACAATGGGAACTGGCTTTTGTTGAAAAAGATTGGGAGGGCTAATGAAAATGCAAGCAACACTATCGTTTAATTATCCCGAGGATGAGGGTAAGTTAGAAGACGCAATGAAAGCAACCGAGTATCGTGAAGCTCTAGAGCGTATCCAAGCACGAATCCAAGAGTATTACGATCACGATGACAACCCTGAGTTTGTCATAGCAACTATTAGCACAAGCGTAAAGCTAGCATTGAAGGGGCATTTATGAGAACGTTTTTTCTGTTCTTAATTTGGATTGAGTTGTGCATCGTCAATTGGAATCTCAAAGACATCGTTCACGTACTGGAGAAAACGACATGACCGACGAGGAAATCATAGCCAAAATTATGGCTAACCAATGGTGGCCGTTCGACCGAGTGGATCCCAAGATACTTGAGGAGATACAACGTAGGGATAAGCAGAAGGCCGTCGCTGAGATGGAGGAAGCACCGTTATGACCGAGCTAACATTTGTTGTAGTGAGTTTTGCATTCATTTGTGCATTGATGAATGCAGGTCTAGTGGTATTTTTAATGTGGCTGATTTACAGGAGCATGAACAATGATTGAATTTACACTTACGGAGATAGTCCTATTGGCATGGGCGGGCATTGCCACGGGCATGGCACTGCACTATTGGGAGGAAGATAGGAACCACAGGAGATTTGTGACTACCTTGATTGAGAACAAGGGGTTGCGAGAAGAGTTTTATAGCAAGATTGATAAACACATTGAGGAGCACAAAGAATGTTAAATAGTATAAAACAACTAATAGGTATAGAAACGCAAGACGCAGTAATTGCACGAAGACCCAACGAATTACGCACAGACACCAACGTGAAGTTTGGTGTAATTCAAGCGTTGAATGGCAAGATCATTGAGATCAGTACGTACAAGCCCAACCATAATGGGCCTGACTGGACACACCAATGCTATATCGTAAAAGACGAAGAGACGCTAGCAGAAGCTATGGCGACTGTGATTACGATGAAAGGGCTAGAGCAATGAAGAAATGGGACGGATTCGACGGAGCGATTCTTGGGCCAGCGAGCATTTGGAATGGCAATACTAGAGTAGAGGTATTGGTTTACGATGGCGATGCTATGCGAGATATTTTGATGAAGCGTGACTCCATGAGCATGGAAGATGCACGTGAGTTCATTGAATACAATCTTGAGGGGGCCTACATTGGTGAGGATACACCTGTCATCGTATGGACAAATGATTTATATTGGGAGGAGGAAGAATGATATTCGACCGTATCGACGAGTTGAAGACTGGAATAGAAAAGAAAAAGCATGGGCGAGGTCTTGGTAAGAAGCCTGCGCTCAAGCACTTGAGTTTGCGACTACCAGTGGAGGTGCACGAGTTTTTTGATAAGCGCTACCCCTACACGAAGCAAGCCAAGATCAGAGAAATTCTTACTAATTTTGTTAAACAGGAGAAAACCAAATGAAAAGTAGAGCACAAATCGTACGTGAGTACATGGAAGCAAACCCCAAAGCTACAACTGCGGAGATAGCCAAGAAATGCAAGGTCACGACTCAGTACGTGTATCAAGTCAAATCTGGTTTGAAGAAAAGGTTAACTAAAAAAATAGAAGAGCATATGGATAATATCAATGCTATGAACAGAGAACTTGTGTACAAGGAGCGTTTGAGCAGAGCCAAATTAAAGATGCAAGCATCATTCGATAGGGAACCACCTACCATTACGATGGAAGAGCCAAAAACCGACAACGTCAATCACCCACCGCATTACAAGACTGGCGGTATTGAGACTATCGACTTCATTGAAGCGAAAGAGCTAGGCTATCACTTGGGTAATGTTGTCAAGTACGTTACTAGAGCCAAGCACAAGGGCAATGAACTTGAAGACCTTAAGAAAGCACAATGGTAT